ACTAATGGCTTTAAGCGATTTATTTAAAAGCGGGGCAGCATTGGACGCTATAGGAGGCGCGGGTTCTTACTTTCTAGGAAAAGAAAACATAGAAGCTGCTCAACAACTTGGGCGTGAGACTCAAGCAGGGATGCAACAGTTAGGTACACAGGTACAAGAAGCTACACAGTTTAGGCCATACACTGTTACTAGTGGTTTAGCTAATATAGCCGCTACACCTGAAGGTGGCTTAGGCGTTACGTTATCTCCTGAGCAACAAGCGGCACAGCAACAACTGCTAGGTCAAGCTACAGGGTTGTTTGGTCAGGTAGGTGTAGACCCTACTACAGCACAGGCAGAGTTATTTGAGCAGATGAGAGCCGTACAGCGTCCTGAAGAGGAACGTCAGCGTCTAGCATTGGAAGAGCGTCTGCTGTCACAAGGCCGCTTAGGGTTGTCCTCTGCCGCCTACGGAGGTTCTTCCCCTGAATTACTGGCTATGGAGACTGCACGACAGGAAGCTATGGCACGAGCTAACTTAGGCGCTAGACAG